ATGTCAACGAAAGCGCAAAGCGCGATAAGCAACACGCCACGAATCTATACATACGCCCGTTTTTCCAGTTTACAGCAGGCAGACGGTAGCTCGATCGCACGGCAGGATGCCTACGCCGAAGCGTGGGCCAAGCAGCACGGTCTGATACTCGATCGCTCGCTACGCATGGAAGACCGCGGCAAGTCCGCTCACAAGGGCGAGCACGTAAAGAAGGGCGGCGCGCTCGGCGCGTTCATCGAGCGTATCAAAGCCGGTGACGTCGTACCCGGCGATACGCTGATCGTCGAAAACCTTGACCGCCTGAGCCGCCAGAGCGCGCAGAACGCGCAGACGCAGTTCAACGCAATCGTGAATACTTACGGCGTCGATATCGTCACGATGCACGACGGCGTACGCTACAACCGTGAAGAACTAGCGCGAGATCCATCGCCGCTATTCCTTGCGCTTGCGGTCATGGTGCGAGCGTACGACGAGAGCAGTCGCAAGTCGTCGAACGCTCGCGGGGCGTATCGGGACAAGTGCGAGCGCTGGCTTAAAGGCGAGTATCACGGACTGATCGGACAGCCGAGGCATATTCGCGTATCGGACGGAAAGCTGATCAAAGGCACAGACCCGATCTGGATTCTCTACGATACGGAAGCGAAGCGTTTCGAGCTTGTACCCGAGAAGGCTGCTGCAATGCAACGAATCATCGATCTCTATAGGCAGGGCCACGGTTCGGTCGAGATCACGCGCCGCATGGAGACCGAAGGGCTAACGATTAGTGACAAGCGCGCGGTCGTCAGAATCCATAAGCTCATTACCTATCCCGCGTTGAAAGGCGATAAGGTAGTCGTCGTAGACGGCCAGACCTATACGCTCAAGGGCTACTATCCGCCGCTCATAACCGAGACCGAGTTCGACGAACTACAGTTGCTCGTCGGCAAGAGGGGCGTCCGCAAAGGCAAAGGTAAAGTCCCTGCCATCCTGACGGGTATGAAGATGTGCTATTGCGGGTACTGCCGCCAACTTATGGTCGGGCAGACGCTTACGACAACGCGAGCAGATGGAACAACGCATCAGTACTTTCGTCGCTTGCGCTGCGGTTCGTATGCCAATCGAGCGGCTGACTGTCGAGGCGGCGCGAGTTGTAGCGGCGTCCCGGTTGAGAAGGCGATCATGACGTTCTGCGCAAACCAGATGAATCTTAATCATCTGTTCACCGGCAACGACAAGTCAGATCCGCTCATGAGGCAATTGACGGCGAAGCGGGCTTCGCTCGCGAAGACAGACCTGAAGCTCAAGGGTATCAAGGACGAGATGCTGAATGGCGACGCGCTACCGTCGACGTTTCGCGAAGTCTTACGCGAGCTTGAGACGAACAAGCGAACGCTCACGCAGGCGATCACGAAGCTGGAGCGCGAGCTATCCATCAATTCGGCTGCGCAACCCGCACCGGCTGAGACGTGGGCCGACCTCGTCTCGGACGTCATGGCGCTCGATTACGATGCCAGGATGAAGACCCGTAGGTTAGTACAGGAGACGTTCGAACGCATCGACGTTTTCTCGAAGGGGTTCGAATGCGATGGCGAGCATATGGCCGTTCGGGTAACTTCGAAGCGCGGCGTCGTCATGGGCTTCGAATTTAACCGGCGAACCGGAGAACTGATTGAGGCAACAAGGACGCGCAAGTCGAAACCACTACCCAAACCGGCGCGCACGCCTCGAATGAAATGAGCGCAAGCGAATTCGGATGATAAGGCGGCCCCTATCGTGGGCCGCTTTTTATTCGTCGTCGCTATCCTGCAAGAGTCCTTCGGGCGTAGAGTAGATCCGTAGTAGGCTTTCGCCGACAAGGACCTGTCGGTACGATAGGATAGCCAAGTCCCAGATTTCTTGTGCTACTTCTGGCCCCGCGTCGAGGACTTTGCCATCTTGGTCAATAACCGCGAGTGTCGCGGGTCTGCCATCCTCACCGGTAATTGTGTAGCCTTCCCATTGAAGTGCGCTCACCGTGCAGTGTTTGAGAACCGGGGCACTAGGGTCTCGCGTGGGTTCTTTCATGACTCGTTCCTCCCATGTACCGGTTTATACCTCATTTCTCGTCGCAGACCCGATCCAGAACGAGCGTCCTGGCTGGCTTGCAAGCGTAGCGCGTCGGCTACCAGTCTGCCGGATCGAGCGCGTCCGCCGTACCGAACGTGCAGACGCCGCACATCCCGGACTGATACACGACGCAGCCATCCCTGATGCCGGTCACGCACGGCGAGGCGCCGCAGACTTCGCACGTCGCGCCGTAGTCCGGCTGGAACGCGTCGAGCGTCGTTTCATCATCGGCTGGCGGCGCGGCCGGCGCCGGCTTCGCGCGTGCCTTCCTGCTGCGCGATGACATCATTCGTCCCCATCGCCGTTGCTATTGCCGTTGAGCGCTTCGTCCGATGCTTCAAGCGTGCCGCGCGTATCCGGCCGGTGCAGCAGATCGACGATGCGCGCGGTCACGCTGCTGTCTTCGGGATAGACCTGAATGCGCGTGGTATAGCTGCAGGTGCCGCCGTCCTTCGCCTCAAACGTGATCCGGTCGAGCTTCGCATCGGTAAAGCGCAGATCGTCGTCCTCGCCGTCGCCATCGTGAAACACGAACAGCACGGGCGCATAGCGGCCGGGCCATCTGAGCGTGCCCAGCTGCGGATTGCGAAGGCGCGGGGTGCTGTCCGGGTCGAGCATGTCGCCCGTGTCGTCGGGGTCGTACAGCGAGCGGCGCAGCGTCGGCGATAACTGGTCGAGCGACCGGTTCGCCAGATCGAAACAGATCTTCAGATCGAGCGCGAGGACTTCATCGTCGCCGTGCTGTTCCATCCTCGTGTTGATGTGCTCCAGCCTCACTTCGTGGTTGTCGAAGTTCATCATGGCGTTCCTCGCTGTACCTGCCGGCGCTGTTTCATCTCACGCAGGAACGCGCGTTTTTCTTCGTGCAGACGCTCCAGCAGCACGATGCCGGCCGCTGCGTCCAGTTCGGCGACCTTCGCGGTCGTTTCCAGTATCAGCACCGCGCCCGCATAGAAGGCGATCCGCATGTCGGTGTACTGACCGGGCGACGCATCGAGCGGGATCAAGTTGGCCGCGAAGTCCTGCCAGCCGTCCCCGATACTGATGTTCTCCATGACTTCATGCTCCTTCCATGTCCTTGCGCCTTGCGACGTAATGCTCCTGAAGTTCGTCGCGCTGGCCTGCTTCGGGTACGCTGCGGATCAGGTCGGCCGCCACGTCGAGCGCGTCGGTCGTCGTCGCCGCCTGCAATGCGTCCATTACCCGCGCGAATGACATCATCGGCGGCGGCTCGGTCGCAGCCGGTGCGCCCGCCTCGTCGTCGCTTTTCTTCGCGGCCTGATGCGCGGCTGCGCGTGCTGCATTCAGCCGGTCGGCATAGGCGGTGCGCGCAATCTCCTTGTCGCGATCGGTGCGCAGCCTGCCAGCCAGTTCACCGGCCGCCGTCAGTTCATCCGCGTTCGACGCGTCGTGAATCTGGCGCAGCACGTCATCGAGCGCGACCGGCCGGGCTGCGGCGTTCTTCTTCAGGTTCTGCTTCACGCTGTCGGTACGCGATGCGGAAGGCAGCACGCGCGGTACTTCGTCAACCGTTCCCATGTTGCGCGGTCCCGGATCGAAGTCCAGTTCCTCGGGCGTATACCCCGCCCGGTACTCACCGCCAGCAATGTGGTCGGCGTCATCTCGGCCATGTGTCGCATCTATGGCGATCTGGTAGGCGCACGCGTAGTGCGCAAGCGAACCCTCGCGCGGTTTCTCGATGCGGTGAACTTCGTGGGCGGCAATCCGGCCGCAGATCCCAACGAATCGTTCGGTGACGAAATCTATTACGTGAACCAGAAGACCCGCGAGGACTTCGAGGTCGTCGAGTTCGAGCTTGCAACGAGGATGGACGTCGAGGGCGTGCAGTTACCGCGCCGTCAGGTGATCCGCAATACCTGTCCGTGGCGCTACCGGGGCGACGGCTGCGGCTACGGCGGGCCACCGGTGGCTGACATCAACGATATCCAGGTTGTCGATCTGTCCAATGATGTCTGCGGCAAGCGCCTGTCGTCGTGCAGGATGCGCTTCGGCGCGTATGGCTGGCTGCCGTTCGGCGGCTTTCCCGGCGCGAGCCAGTACAGGTGATGCGCGATGCTCGACTTCTCTTCAGTGTTGCCGCTCATTCAGGTGCACGCAAATGCCGGGGCACCGCGCGAAAGTTGCGGTGTTGTCGTAAAAAAATCCGATGGCTCGTTGCTGTATGTCCCCTGCCGCAACCAGGCAGACGGGCGCGATGTGTTCCGGCTCGATCCGCAAGACGCCGCGAATGCAGAGGATCAGGGCGAGCTTGTTGCCTATGCTCACTCGCACGTCTATACACCGGCAACGCCGACGGACGCTGATCGCGCGGGCATGGCGCGCACCGGCCTGCCGTGGATCATCGTGAATTACCCGACCGGCGCATTCACGATCAATGATCCGGTTCCGTTCGTGGCACCGCTTGAAGGCCGCAACTTCGTGCATGGGGTGCATGACTGCTACGCCATCGTGCGCGACTACTACGCCACGCGCCTTGGCATCACGCTCGCCGACTATCCGCGCGTATGGGGCTGGTGGGAGAACTTCGACCTGCCGGATATGTATCGTGAGAACTTCGCGAGGGAAGGGTTCGTATCGGTGCATGAGGGCGCGCTCGATACCGAGGCGCTGCGCAAGCTCAGACCTCACGACCTGATCCTGTTCCGCATCCGCGCACCGCGCGACAACCATGCGGGCATCTATACCGGCGAGAACTTCATGATCCACCACCTGATCGATGAACTGTCCCGCCGTGAACTGCTGGGCGAGTTCTACCAGAAGCGGGCGCGCGCGATCCTGCGGCACCGCAGTCTGATGGAAGGGGGGTAACCATGCTGACGGTCGTCTTTTACGGCGCATTGCGGCGCAACTTCGGCAAGCGCTACACGCTCGACGTGTGCAGTCCGAAAGAAGCGCTGCACGCGCTGATGTTGCAGATCGCGGGTCTGCGCGAGTACTTCAGCGAGAACGGTACTCAGTCGTTTCTTGTGCGCGGTCCGTATCAGGATTACGACGAACATGACATCGACTATCCGCAGTCATCGGGCGTCCTGAAGGTCGTTCCGCTAGTCGAGGGCGCGGGCGCATTCGGCAAGATTCTCGGCGGTATCTTCATTGCGGCGATCGGCCTCGTCTTTCCACCGGGCGCGCTGACGGCAGCCGTGATCGGCTTCGGCGCATCGATGGCGCTGTCGGGCCTCGCGGAACTGCTCGCACCGCGCGCCGCGGCGGCGGCCACGCCGGAAGCGGCCGACAACCAGCCCAGTCTCGCCTTTGATGGCGCGGTCAACACGATGGGTCAGGGCGGGCCGGTGCCGCGCGGTTACGGGCGCATGCGGGTCGGCTCGCAGGTCATCGCCGTGGGCTTTTCGTCGAACAATGAACGCGTGATCTGAGCCATGCGTGATCTGCCTGTCCCCGTTGCCGGCGCTGGTGGTCTCGGCGGCGGCAAGGGCGGTGGCGGCAGCAGCCAGCGCTCGCCGCAGGAGTCGCCCGACTCGCTGCGCTCGACCCAGTACGCGCGCGTGATGAACCTGATCTGCGAAGGCGAGATCGAGGGCATCGTCGGCGGCGCACAGGGCATCTACATCGAGGACACGCCGCTACAGAACCCGGACGGCTCATGGAACTTCACGGGCGCGGCGGTCGAGTGGCGCAACGGTCTGCCGTGGCAGGCCCCGATACCGGGGTTCTCGTCGGTTGAAACGGAATCGTCAGTCGGTGTGACGGTGCGGCAGCTTGCGCCGGTCACGCGTACGGTCATCAATCCCAACATCGATGCGGTGCGCGTGACGGTCGGGTTTGCCACGCTGTCATCGACCGATACCGGAACCGGTGACGTGCGGGGCGCGTCGGTCGATGTGTGGATCGAGGTGCAGGTCAACGGCGGCGGCTTCCACCGCATGATCCTCGATACGGTCGAAGGCAAGACCACCAGCCGCTACCAGCGCTCCTACCTGATCAACCTGTCGGCACGCTGGGGAGCGGGACCCAACCAGTACGACATCCGCGTCGGTCGCGGCACGAACGATTCGACGACCGTCTACCTCGTTGACGCGTTCCAGTGGGAGACGATGACCGAGATTGTGAACAGCAATCTCATCTATCCCCACTCGGCGATCTGCGGCGTGCAGGTCGATGCCGGGTCGTTCCGCTCGATTCCGAAGCTCGCGTTCGACGTGAAGATGCGGCGGATTCAGGTGCCGACGAACTACAACCCGGTGACGCGCGAATACTACGGCGTGTGGGATGGCACGTTCCAGATCGCATGGACCGATAACCCGGCATGGGTTCTCTATGACCTTGTGACCGACGAGCGCGGCGGACTGGGGAACTGGATACCCGCGCATCTGTGCGACAAGTGGAACCTGTACACGATCGCGCGCTACTGCGACGAGATGGTCCCGGACGGCCTTGGTGGTGTCGAGCCGCGCTACACCTGCAACGTGTACATCCAGACGCGTGAGGATGCGATCAGCCTGCTACAGCAGTTCGCGGCGATCTTCAATGGCCTGATCATGTGGAACGCCGGGGCGATGACGTTCATGGCGGATATGCCGGGTAATCCGCTCTATGCGTACACGCCCGCGAATGTCGTGGATGGCCGCTTTACCTATCGCGGCACGCCGCTGAACCAGCGCTCGACGGTCGCGCTGGTGACGTGGTGCAATCCTGCGAACCAGTACCAGCAGGAAATCGAGTATGTTGAGGATCAGGACGCGGTGCGGCGCTGGGGCATCCGCGAGACCTCGGTCAATGCGCTGGGCTGTACCTCGCGCGGACAGGCGCATCGCGTCGGGCGATGGATACTGCTGACTGAACAGTGGCTGGGCGAGACGGTCGTCTTCAGCACGGGATTGCAGGGCGCTTTCGTGCGGCCGGGTCATCACTTCCTGACGACCGATCCGGTTCGTGCCGGCAACCGCGCAGGCGGGCGGATCACGGCGGCCGCGGCGAACTGGGTACAGCTTGACGCACCGTATGAATTCCGGCCGGGGCTCGCATACGGGCTCAGTGTGATGCTGCCGGACGGCACCGTCCAGAGTTCGTCGATCATCACGCCGATGGGCACCAGTGACAGCGTGACGATCACCGAAGTGTTCCGGCAGACGCCGCAGCGTAATGCCGTATGGGCTATCTCTGCGGGTGACGCGCTCAATGAGACGTGGCGCTGCATCTCCTGCGCCGAGGACGAGGACGGCAACGTTGAACTGCAGGGCGTTGCCTACCGGACCGACAAGTTCGCGGCGATCGAGCACGGCCTGCAGCTTGCGCCGCTGCCCACCGGCATCATGAACCCGTTCTTCGTCGGGCCATGTACCGAACTGCGTGTCACCGAAAGTCTGTTCCAGATCAGTCCGGTCGTCGTCGGTGCGCGCGCCACGTTCTCATGGCTCGCGCCGCTCGGTGCGACCCGCTTTGTGGTGAACTGGACCGCGCCGGGCGATGCGCCCGCGTGGGCCGAGTCGTTCATGTCGTCGGTCGACATCGAGCCGACCCGCACCGGCATGTGGTCGTTCAGCGTACAGGCGATCAATTCGCTGGGCCGCGTCAGTACGTGGGCCACGATCACGGTCGAGATCGTGGCGCTGAACCGGCCGCCCGAGGATGTGCGGGAATTCCAGCTTGATGTGCTGGACGATTCCGCCAATCTGCGCTGGCGCGCGGCTGAAAACCTCGATGTGATCGTCGGCGGTCTGGTCGTTATCCGCTATTCGAACCGTATGTCCACGGCGGTGACGTGGGAGGAAGCCCGCGAGATTGCGCGCTTCGCCGGCGCGCAGAGCAATGGCTTCGCGCCGCTGATGAAAGGTGCGTATCTCGCGAAGTTCGTCAATTCGTCGGGGCGGTACTCGAACAATTCCGCCTACGTCATCAGCACGACCGGGCCGCTGCGCGACTTCAATGTAGTCGCCGTGATGGACCAGCATCCGGGCTTTGCGGGTGAGCGCGTCAATACGGTGGTGCGCTATGGCGTGCTGCATATCGAGCAGGGCGAGGACGACTTTGCGGTCTCGACCGAGGCAGGCTATTACTTCGCGCCGGTTCCCGCGCTGGACATGGGCCGGGTCTATACGTGCCGGGTAACAACGACGCTCGAGGGCTCGGTTTATAGCCTGTTCGATAGCGTGGATACGTGGCCCGACTGGGACGCGCGGCTCGACGTGGACGGCGTGAAGGTCGAGGAAGGTGGCGGTCAGGTGGTGGTGCGCATCACGAACGTGAATCCGGCGACTGCGACGGCGGAAGACTGGTCGCCGTGGACGCGGCTGGTCGTGGCGGACCTGACCTTCCGCGCGGCCGAGTTCGCGCTGGTGCTGCATACGCAGGACACCACATGGGGTATCGGCATCACCGAACTGTCGGCCTCGGTCGATGTGCCTGACCGGATGGAGTCACAGAACAACGTACCGATCCCGGCAGGCGTCACGGTGATCAACTTCACAGTCCCGTTCAAGAGTACGCCCGCGATCAGCATCATCGCGCAGGGACTGGAAACCGGTGACTGGTGGACGGTCTTTGCGCAGTCAACGCACGGCTTTGCGATCGTCTTCCAGAACGCGGCCGGCGCATTCATCCCGAGAACGTGCGACTGGATCGCGCGCGGCTATGGATACGAACACGCAGACCTCGCGGGACTCGGTTACGCGAAGCTGACGGGTCAGGCAACGCCCGCGCTGGTCGCGCAGCGCGCGGCCATCGGCGGCTATACAGCGGAGTAGATGACATGGCACAGGTAGCGAGCTATCAGGTTCCCGCGCATCCGTCCGGGCTCGACATGCGGGTCCAGCTCAATGCAATCATACTGGCGCTGATTGGCGACAATGCAGGCCCGACCGAACCGGCGCAGACGTTTCCGGGCATGTGGTGGGGCGATACGAGCGCAAACCGCCTGCGCCGTCGTAATAACGTTAATGATGCCTGGGTTGATATCGGGCCGCTGCACGATCCGCTCGCCGATATACGGCAACTCGTGTACGACACGGCGGCCAACAAGGTTGACCGGCGCGGCGACTTTATGAGCGGCAGTCTGTTCATGCGCGGGGTTCCGCTCTACTGGCAGAACGCAGCGGCCACCGCCAACTTCGGCTATATCAATTCATACGGCGAGCCGGGCGGCAATCCATCGGGGATCGGCTTTGTCGATAACCTGCTCACGAACTGGAATTTTCAGGTCAACAACAACGGCACGGTAAGCTGCCGTAGCACACTGACCGTCAATAGCGGTGGCGCAACTCTGTGGGGGCGCGTCAATTTCCGCCAGGCGGGCGCAGGCGGGGAATACGGCATGTACAGTGCCGATGGCACCGTCATGTTTATGCGCGGCACAGCGGGCGGCGGCGGGATGGAAATCATCAATAACGACTACAACCTGATCCTGTTCCGCTTCACAAATGGCGCGGTACTGCAATTCCCGACTAATGGTGGCTTCATCAACCCGGACTGCAATATGTGGCTGCCGTGGCGCAACCAGTATCTGTCGGATGCGCTCGCGGGTGTCGATCAGATAGGGAACAAGGCTGACCGTTATGCGAATTGTCCACATAACAGCGACGTTATCGACATCGGCGGCGTCGTCCCCGGGATGGATGGCCTCATGCAGCTTGGCTCACCGTGGGTCATGGTCGGTATAGCGACATCGCAATACAACAGTGCAATTCAGGTGCGTGCCGTCTATCTGAGGAACAATTGATGATCACCTGTGACCAGCTTATTTTCATCATTACCAGCGAGATTCCGGGTCTGGTACACGGCCGGGACTTTCTCGCGGGTCATCCGCTCGATGCCGCGGGCAACCAGAAAGAAGAACCGTTCATCCTGCAATGGAAATCGACTGCGGCCAGGGAACCGGACGTCAAGGCACTGATAGCCCGGTGGCCGGACTACGAAAGCGCCTATGCAGAACGCAATGCGCGCATGCGTCGTGATCACCTGCTAAAGCAGTGCGACTGGTCGCAGGGTGTTGACGTGCCCGCCGCATTACGTGAAAAGTATGTCGCCTACCGGCAGGCCCTGCGTGACGTGCCGCAGCAGGCCGGTTTCCCGGCTGATATCACGTGGCCGCAGCTGCCAGAAGGAACCGCGCAATGAGTGACCCCACGACCCCGGCCGGTCCGCTGCCCGTACCGGTGATGCCCGAACCCGACGCATCGGGACCCGCGACGCCAGCGGCACCGCAACTGCCGCTAGCGGACGGGAGTACGCCACCGCCCCCCGATCTGACGCAGACTTACGAACCGCCGCCGTGGACGGCTAAACGGGAAGCGCAGACCATGCAGACCTCGCTCACCATCCAGGCCGACGAAGCCATTGCGCGGCGTACGGCGCTCGGCCAGACGTTCGATGACTGGCAGGCCTACCGCGATGCGCTCGACGCGGTGCCGCAGCAGGCCGGTTATCCGCTGCATATCGGTTGGCCGCTGCCGCCATCGCCATAACGAACGCGACGCTTACGGCTTGTGGATGACCAATCCGAATGAAGTTGCAACGTAACCTTTGAGCCTGAGCTTCAGATGCGGCGAAGCGGCGTACGGTGGCGCGTCAATGTGACGATCTATCGGTTTGCTGCCGGGATTGAAATTGAACGGCGCAACATGGTATCCGTCTGCTTCCAGTTCACTGTGTAGCAATTCCATATCCCGTTTGCGAAAGATCACGCAGCCGGGGTCTTCGAGCGTGGCATCGTTCGACGACAGATTGAACTCGGTCGTGTGGACGGCCACCCCGCCCGGCTTCAGGCAGCGCGCGGCGTTCCTTACGAAGTCCAGACCGTGGCGGATCGAGCCGAGGTGTTCGAACGCACAGCATGACCAGACGAAATCGAACGCATCGGCAAACTTCGCCGGAATCGCGTTCATGTCAGCAAACTCAAACGAGACAAGTCGCGTGAATCGTCGCGCATCGCAGATACCATAGCTATTCAGTGCTGCAAGCGTTGACGCATGCTGCTGTGTTGTCGCCCAGCCTTTCTCGATAGCTTCCGCCGTGTAAAGGTCGGTCGCGACGATGGTCGCACCATGCTTTGCCATAACCGCCGATAACGGCTCGCCACCACAGCCGAAGCCCAGACCATGCTTGCCCGGTACAAGCATACCGCTCTGCGCGAGCGCTTCGAGCGTATAGACAAACTCCCACTGTTTACGGGCAAGGCGAGCGGGGGACTTCATTTCCCGGCACCAGTAACGATAGCGTTCTTCGACGCATTGCGATGCAGTGCAGAACTGCGAGGTGGGATGATGCAACGTGGGTTCAGGTGAACCGCTTCCGTCGACGACAAGCTGTGCGCCGACATACCGCGCCGACCACTCGCGCGCGGTACGCTTTCGCCAGTAGCGCTCGTAAAGCGCCAGTTGAGCCGCGCCGAGTATCGGGATAGTCTTCGCTCCATTGATGATACCTGCCAGCGCGCTTCTGACTGTTCGCATGCTATGGGTTCCTGATGGATGGTCGGGTAAGCGCCTAGGTGAGAGTGTTCTTGTGATGAGCAGGATCATCGTGCAGGCACGACACTTTTTGCGCGTCCGGGTTCAGCATTGCATGACTGAGTTCATGAAAATAGCCGATCACGTCCTCGCGTACCGCCGCCCGCCAGCGCGCATCTTTCTTCGCCTCCGCTTCGGCATGCCGCAGCACTCCAGCGCGACTGAAGCCGAATTGCCGCTGCAGCTTGCCGAGCGAATAGGTGCGCAGGTCTTCACCGACGAGAACGGGCAGGGGCAGCCCGAACAATGCCGCGAGCGCACCGGAATAATTCCACTTATGCTGTCGCCGGCTGATCATCGTCGCCAGCGCATGTTTGAGTTGTAGCACGCTGACATCCTTCGCGGTGTAGGCCCACATGAGTTCGGCGACCTGCGCCTGATTCCAGCCGGTCAGTTTCATCAGATACACCGTATTCAGCCAGAGCCCACGCGGTTCGTCGTTATCGTCTCCATGTTTCATTGCAGTTATGCCCTGTCAAAAGAATAAACGCCCGCACTGATAGCGAGCGTCACCTGTGCGCAGCATTAAGGGCGAGTTGTTGTTATCGCACAGGAGTCGATACCGGCTTTAACCGGACTTGACCGATTACCCACACCTGATTTTTCTTTGCAGCGAATCCCGACGTGGTGCGCAGGCCTGTGTATCGCGCGCGATCTTCTCGATAGCAGCAAGCGCGGCCACGTTCCCGCCGTGTCGCGCGATCAGTTCGATGTGCATCAGCGCGATATGCGCGGCAAGCGCATAGCGTTCGAGTTCGCTGTCGGACTTCACTATCTTCATTTCCACCACCCTGCTGCAACGTCGCCAACCGATCGTCTGCCCAGCGCGAAACCGCACAGGATCGCGTGTTCCTCAAGTAGCCGGCGCAGCATCGCGCAATTCACCGTGACATCGACCGCTTCGCAGGCGGCGATCGTTTCCATCAGCTGCACGCTGGTCTCATATGAGTCGAGAACGGCGCGGCGCATCCGTGCATCCATATCCTCACCTTTCATATCCCATTCCTCACCCCGACTGCTGCCAGACGATGTGACCGGCAACCTGCCTGCGCGTCATCTGCGCATCGCCGAATTCCGCGCCCGCGCTGCCGATCCATAGCGCCTTGCCAGCCAAGGCATCGTACGGCCACAGCGCGCAGAGAAAATATTTCTGCGGCTTGCGGTACTTGCCGTTCTCGTCCAGCAGCAGATAATCGCCGTGCGCATCGTGCGGCCGGACAGGCTCGACATACTGGCAATCCATCAGCGCGTAGATACTCTCGAGCGAGCCATCGGTCTGGACTTCGCTTACGGTCCGTTCGAACGGATCAATCGGGATGGCTTTCATGTCTGATCGGCCGGGGTGACTACGGCTGGTAGTACTCGCGCGACGGATCGCCGTCATGACGCCGCCGCCCGCTCTGCGGATGACGCCACCAGTCTGACGGCTCGCCTGTGCCATCCCATGCGAGTAGCGCATTGGTAGCGCTTTCACGATCGCGGTAATAAAAAGCATTGTCATGTCCGCCCTCGAACAGGTCCGTGCAGATCGCATACAGCCACGGGTTCACTTCCATCAGACAGGCGATACGGCCGTTATCGAAGCGGCGCACCGGCGCGAGGTAGCCGCGTGCGAGCAGGTCGTCGTCGGAGGCGGGCGTGATCGGATGCTCCTGCGCGATCAGGCGCACGACTGCCTCGACCGCGCTCGATGCCCCGATGGATTCGAAGCGTTCGAAGCGGCAGGCATCGTCGATGATGACCTGATCCCATACGCCGTCCGAGTCGCGATAGATTACGCGGTCGCCCGACAGCAGCGCGCCCACGCGCACCAGATCGGCGATCACGTTTTCGATATCGTTGGTCACGCTCCTGTGACCGGGCTGGTTCAGGTCAGCGACTGCAACCATGTCCGGGCTCAGACGATTGAAGGCATAGGATGCCCGCGTCGCGTTCATGGCTGGATGTCGCCGAGGGGCGTAATCGTGATGTCGAAGAACTGATCCGCAGTAGTCGCGCTATCGAACTGGCCTGCAAGCTGCCGGAGCAGCGTGCTGACCACCTTTGGATCGACTGCGCCATTGCGCCCTACGCTAGCCATGCCATGACCGTGGACCCCGCCAATCACGACGGTGACGACAGAGGCTGCGCCGGTCGCGGCCAGGAATGCCCGCGATTCTCGCCCGTATTTTGGATCGCTCATATCCGTTCTCGCTCGTGTATTGGGGTTAGTAATGGATACCGCTGGCGCTGCGCATCGCGTTCAGTGCCGCACGCCTGTGGCCAGCCATTCGGTCAACCAGCGCGTGAGCGCTGACACGCTGCCTTTCACGCGCTCGAAAGGCACATGCAGATGCTTCGCTGAAGCCTCGACATCGTGGCCAATAAAGTCGGTCATCGCCAGCACGACATCGGCGCTCGACCCCTTCGTCAGCATGCCCGCGCCGCCGTGGCCGCCGCCGCCAGTTCTCTGCGCCTTCACGAACACGAAGTCGATGGCGCCATCGAATGCGGCCGCCACGTCCTGTCCCTGCTGGTTGATCAGACCGACCACACACACGCGGGGAAGGCGCGTACGCGTCGGCGGTGCGACCTTCGGATGCGCGACATGGGCGGATGCTGTGCCCGGCTGTATCGCGTGATTCTGGAACGCGATAGTGACCGCGCCGACCAGCTGCCGCAGGCATTCATCGACGGTTGTCGCGAGCATCGGGATAACGTGCTCGGCGACCGCGCGCACGATCGACGGATCGACTGTCGGCGACCGGTTGGCCACGGGCTGTGCTCCAGCTTCCGCCGTTTCGGTGGACACCGGCGGCACATAGTCCGCTGACGATCCGTCTGCAACCGGTTTTTCCCGAAGTGGCGGGGCAGGCTCTATCGCGCGAGGATAACGACGCGGCGGGTCTTCGATAGTTGCATTAGTAACGGTCGCGGGAAGCAGCTTCTCGACGTTCTTATGCTGCTTGAACTTCCGCCACCGGTTGGGTTCGAGCATTTCCTGCTGGGCGCGGCGCGCCGCAATGTGCTTCGGCATGCGCGGTGTTTCGGCCAGCAGCTGCTGGGCGCGCTCGATCACAAGTCGTCGCTCGTCAGCTGTCCATTTGACGCGGCGGATGGCGGGCTTCTGTGGGTTCGCCGCGGCCGGTCCAGACGTCCTGAGGCGAGGTATATCAGTGGGCATATAAAGAGCAGTAGTTGGCATGACTACACTCGCTCCTTCTCAGTATTTGGGTCACGGTAACTTCAGGCATAATTTGCGTGTCGCGAAGTTAAAGCCTGGACTTCACGAAACATAAGAGCGCAGATTAATAATCCTGTCTACACCCGATTTTGTAACCAACGGAAAATAATATGCGTTATGAATCAGGACCGACTATCGGCGCGCGGATCGCGGCCGCCCGAGAGCGTCGCGAAATCTCCCAGTCCGCCCTTGCGCGCGCAGTCGGTGTTACGCCGACCGCCATCAGCAAACTCGAATCGGGTGAGACGCAGATGCTGCGCGCCGATCACCTGCTGCGCATCGCAGCCGAACTCGGCGCCGATCCGGTTGCGCTCGTCTTTGGCGAGAACAGCAGCGAATACCAGCGCATCGCGGGCTCGTGGCCCGATGCAAGGTCGGCCACGTTCGTCGGTCTGAAGCCGCGCGACCGTAGGCTGCTATCACGGCTGATCGAAACATTTATCGAGCACTGCACCAAGACCGGATGACGCCAGCGGCGATTGCAGACTGTCGGTCTGCCAGTCGTCGGGGCGCGACGTGGTGCGCGCATTGGTTCGCTTGGCGAAAGTGTTGACCGCCGAGGACTGCTCCGGCCAAATCGAAAAATGCGCCCTGAACGCACGGCTAAGCATTACAGGCTGCGAAAATGCTCCTAAAATCACCTCCGATCAACCTAAAGCGGGAAGTGAAATGGCGGCTCGAGGCAGACCACGCAGGCATAAAGTTCTAAGTGTAGTGTTCGACACGAACGCCATCTTCCATAAGGGGTTTGACGCGATCATCAGTCAAGCTGCGAAGAATTTGATAGCTCGACATTCGAATCACGGCGACCTGCGGATCCGGTGGGTGATTCCTGACGTTGTGCGCAGCGAGCGCGAATTCCAGATGCGAAATGAGTATCGCGATATCAGTTCACATGTGATTAAGGCGGAGAGTCTGTTTGGGCAACGATGGGGGATCACGCAGCAAGCCGTCGATGAGCGGATCGCGGCGCGGATTGAAGAAGAACTTGCGGCGCAAGGTCTGGAAGTAGTGCCCTGCAGTATTACGGATGTTGATTGGGCCGAAGTCATTCGTCGGTCTTGCTTTCGTGAGGCGCCGTTTCAGCGCGGCGCTACTGAGAAGGGATTCCGAGACGCGGTTCTTTGCGAGACTTTTATCCAAATGACCTCGGACCTTGTTGGGGGCGATACGGCGGTTCTTGTCTCCAACGATGGTCTTGTGAGGAGTTATATCGAATCTCGCAATATTCCGACGAATAGGGCACGTGTCGTGGACGATCTCAAAGCGTTGGACGACGAGATTCAGTTGCGCGTCGCGAACATCGACGAAGGCACTCAGGCCCTCATCGAGCGACTCGCGCAGCAGCTGTTCTATCCCTGGGACAACCAGGACCAGCGACGATCGCTATGGAAAAGAGAACAACTGTACGACAAGATCATGGCTCAGCACGGTGAGCGACTGCGTCAGGCACCTCTGGGCTTCGAGTACGTATTGGTGAGGCAAGAACTTTCGAACGCGCGGCTTGTGTCGAAAGACGGATCTCGCGTCCATTTCGAATCAAATTACGTGGTGGAGTCCGCGTTCCGGTACTGGGTTCCAGCGCCAAACCCGTCCCTAGAAGCGTCGAAATGGCAGCTCGCATCGCTCATGTCGAGAAACGTAAAGGTGCCGCAGTCTTCGACGACGGAGACAGTACCCCTGCGAACGACGGCGGTTCTACAGAAGCAACTCGCGCCCACGGGCCTTATGGATTTGTTCCCTGGCGGAGAATGGAAGCAAGTTCCCAAAGACTCGAAGGACACGATCGTGATTCGCTGGAGTGCGACATTCTCGCGTTCTGGAAGACTTACGCACGCAACGATCGATGAAATTGACTTCGTTCCTGCCTGAGGGTAAGCATCACCCCATTCAGCCACGTCGCCATCACGTTTTCCTTTCTGTTCTTTGGGCGAAATAGACTTGTTGAAGCATAGGCGCGCGCGCGACGACCCGCCAGTGCCGTAGACCGCATTAATTCTGTTACCGTTGCGACATCAAATGTGTGATCACGTAATCAGACAACCCAGAGGGTCTTTGGGATCCTGCCGCTCGGTTTAATTGGGGGCCGGTTTAAGAACGGCTGAAAGGTTAGAGTAAGTCGTCGTACCGAGCGGCTGCTCGCCATGGCGGATTCAACCTGCCGTTGCGCCCCTAACGACGCGAACGACGGCAATGGGTCGAATTCTGACCGACGCGGCCGGCTCGACGAGGCCCCGTCGCCTCCTCACGCAATCGGGCGGTAGTCGGCCATGAAGCGTCGTTCACCTCGTGCGTAGATCCGACATTCGCGTGTTGGCGTCGCATCACTCGCGTTGCTGCCAAGATCTGTTGCATGGCGCCACATTTCCGGCCAACATAACAGGCGTTGCGGCTTGCTGGGAGGCAACAAGATGGCAACGCGCATTGTCGGGCTGGTGGCGGTCGGGGTCGACAAAGTCGGCCTATTTGGAAAGCTCGATGGTGCGGCCTCGGGCGCAGCGAAGCTTGCCGGTTGGCTGCGCGGGCAATCGACCTTTGGCGTTACCGCCAAGATCAAGGAACTGACAGACGCTTCAGGCTGCAGGGTTTCGGCTCGTGACGTACAGGACGCCGTCAGATGCCTGATCGAGACCGGCGACCTAGATCTCCTCATCCTTTATTTCGCGGGGCACGGAATTGTCAAGTCGGGAGGCGACGAGCAAGTGCTTCTCACGGACGTCGAGCACTATAAGGACGAGGCGATTGCCATCGCGCCCACCGTGGCGAACGCCTGGCACTCGACGGTTCCTCATCTAGTCGTCATCTGCGATTCCTGCCGCAACGCGGTCGATCCCTTCGGTCCACTCGGCACCGTCGCCGGAAAGCCAGCGCTGGATCGACGGGCGGTCGTTGGCGCTCGCAGGTCGAAGGTAGACGTGTTCTATGCCACCGAGCCGTCAACAACCGCGAAGGAGCTCCGAGGAGAGGGATTCTTCACCAACGTGCTGCTCGATGCGCTCAACCGGCCGCCAGAGGATGTATGCGAAGAGTGGCCGTGGCTTGTGCCGGGCCAGCCCGTGATTACGGCCTGGAGCTTGGAGGACTACCTTGGGGCCGAGGTCCCCCTCAGGGCTGCACAACAGACGCCACCGTTCTCCCAGACTCCCGACGGATTCGTCACGTCGCGAGTTCCGCAGTTCATTGGCTATGTGGTGCCCGAGCCTTCGTCCCTCGGAACATGGTGGACTCCGGACCTCGACAGGGTGGCAGACAGATTCCGGATGGGCGACAGACCAAAGCGACGGCCGATTCCGATCGACCGCGAAGTGGCAACGCGGGCCGCGCGTGAGCGCAACCTTGCCATCGACGAAGTTGCGGCGATGGTGACTGGGCATTTTCCGGCGCCCGATCCCCTATCGCGCGACTTTCCCCTCGACGAGGTTGCGGCGATGGTGACTGTGAATTTCCCGGTGCCCAATGCCGCGATCGGCGCTGGGCTTGCCGCGTATCTCGAGAACTACATCGGTAAATATGGCAGGGCAGCCTTCGAGACGCGAACAGGCTACAGCGTCTTGGGCGGGGCCGTCGAGAAAGTGCTTCTGTCGGGAGGAAGTGCCGGCGAACTTGCGAACGCCGAGGGCGAGCCCTCGGTGGATGTCCGGCTCTACCCGCCGCCCTACTCGAGCCCTCCGCGCGAGCAGCGCGGGTCAGTGGCCCTCTTCTTCAAGGGCGGCACCGTGTGCATCCTCCCGATACTGCCTGGATATGTCGGTACGCTGCACCTCATCGACGGACGAGTCACCGCTGTATCGTTCGAGGTGTCCGAGCAACTTCGGCAAGATCTGGGCGATACGTATGCGGAACGGCAGTTCCTCTCCGAGCGGCGCGCTTTGGCTGCGGCGCTCTCGTTCTCAGGAAAGCTCCAACGGCTGGCGCAAAATGAAGGGCGGTTGCTCGCCGACTACATACGCCAGAGCAAGCGAGCGGATCCCGCGCTTGGCATCTACGCTGCATATGCCTACGCGCTATCTGGTAATGACGACGGCTCGCGTTCCGTCTTCGACTGGATGAAGGGCTATGGCTCTCTAGACCTGCACAACATGCTGCCCCCTGCGCCGGTGCCCTTCGACGTGGCTATGCTTGCCGGCGTGCTTTCTCGTGAAACGGCTCTCGGCAGTCCGGGCTTTGCGCCCTTTCTGCCGATGATGACACTCGGCTGGAGTCTAATGGAATCGTATGTGAATGCCGATTCGCTGCACCCCACGATTATCGACGCCGGTAAGCACCGGCTAAACGCCGAGTGGACGACGTTTCGCTACCGTGATGTACATCCCATGCTCGACGCATTTGAGCGAGGAGAGTTGAAATGAAGGTAGTTTTCGTACATGGCAGGGCTCAAGAGAACAAGGACGCAGCGGATCTCGCAGACTCATGGAAACGAGCAGCCGTCAACGGCTTTGCCGCCGCCGGACTACCGCCCCTCGCGCAGCTCGACGTGGCACTGCCCTATTACGGCGACCTGCTGTTTAATCTCACAGAAGAGGAGGGGCGCGAGGCCTTCAGAACTCTCGTCGACCGCGGCGCCGAAGCCTCTGCGCCCTCAGCCGAGGAGCAGCAGTTCACGCAAGACCTCGTGTTCGAGATTGCTCAAAGAAAGGGCATATCGCTTGAGTCAATCGCTCTCGAGGCGAAAGAGCCGATTGTCGATCGAGCAGTGCAGAACTGGAAAGCTGTGCTCGCCGCCCTCAGATTGCTGGACCGCGTTCCGGGTGTAGGCCAAACCTCAATCGAGCTCTTTACCCGCGATGTCTGGTACTACCTCACCAGGAAGGGCGTGCGGCTGCAGGTCAATGCCGCAGTCGACGGGGCGATTCCGCGCGACCAGCCGTGTGTCATCGTGTCCCATTCCCTCGGAACCATCGTCGCCTACAATTTATTGATAAATAGGCCGCAACGGGCGAACGTCAAGGCGTTCATCACGATCGGTTCACCACTTGGAATCAAGGCCATCTACTCTCGCCTTCCATCCGACGTCGGACCGCGCAGGGCACCCGAAGGCGTGGATCTCTGGTTCAATGCCCGTGACCCGGAGGATGCGATCGCCCTCTATGAGATTTCGCCTGAAGTCTATAAGGGCGCGCCCGTAGTGCGGAACTACAGCGGAGCCCAGAACACCAGCGACAACCAGCACGGCATCGTGGAGTACCTTGGCGATAAGGTCATCTCCCAGACGATATACACCGCGGTTCGGTAGCCTCGTGCCCGACCGCAGGTAAGCACTGATCTTCTGTTCTCGGGCGGTCCATCCGTGGCGTGGACTGTCAGCTTTCGGGGGGCGAATTCTGACCGACGCGCCCGGCTCGACCATGTCCCCGTCGCCGCGTCACGCATCGGGCCGTGGTCGGCCACCTTCAGTCATTCGTTGTAGCCGCCGCCAAGACGTTCGAATGGCTGTTCCTCTCTAGAACTGGACGCCGGATTGAGCATACCTGCGTCCACCCACTGCTTCCCTCTGACTTCGGACGAGGATTCGCTAAAAGCGGCCATCCGGATACGTTTTGCGAAAGCTATACAACATCGGGACTAAAAGTGCGCAGAACACTGAGAACATTGAGCTAAAATGCCGATCCGGGGGCGCGAGTGCGCCGTAGGAGAATAATTAGACATGTCCCAGCCTCGCTCGAACTTTGCGCATCTGGCGCGCGTGCAGGAAGACCTGGCCATTCTCGGGGCAGCTGCCGAGCGGTACTTCGTCGACGATCCCAATACGAGTTTGCTCAAGCTGCGCCAGTTCGGCGAGGCGATGGCGCAGCAAGTCGCGGCGCGCGTGGGCGTCTACGCTCCCGACGAAGACAATCAGGCCGCACTGCTCTCGCGACTCAAAGGCGGCGGCTGGCTCCCGCGCGACACCGCGGATTTGTTTCACTGGCTCCGCAAGGCCGGGAACGAGGCGAACCATCAATTCTCCGGCGATCACCGCGCAGCGCTGCAGGGCCTCAAGGTCGCGACGCAACTCGGGTTCTGGTTCCACCGCACGTTCGTCAATGCGGATTTCAAAGGCGGTGCGTTCATCCCGCCCGATGCACCGGTTGATGAATCCGCCGCACTGAAGGCCGAGCTAGCTGAGCTTCAGAAGAAGTTCCAGGAGCAAGCGGGGCAAGTGCAGACCGCGCAGCAACTGGCCGCGCAAGCCAAGGAAGAAGCGAAGCTCTGGGAATCCCTCGCGATAGACGGGAGCCAGACGGTCGATGCGCTGGAAAACAAGCTTGCGCAGTTGCAGTCAGACGCGGCGGTGCAGCTAGCCGAATTGCAGGCCAAGGCCGCGGAGCAGTCAAAGGAGCAGTTGGTCCAGCTGCAAAAGCAAGCCGACAAGGCCGCGAGCCTGATCCATCTCGACGAGAAGGCCACGCGCGAGCTTATCGACCAGCAACTTCGCGACGCGGGCTGGGAAGCAGACTCGGTTGCGCTGCGCTTCAGCGCGGGCACGCGCCCGGAGCCGAATCGTTACCTCGCCATCGCCGAGTGGCCCACGGCGAGCGGACCCGCGGACTACGCGCTCTTCATCGGCGCGGAATGCTTTGCAATGGTCGAGGCCAAGCGCGGCGCGAAGAACGTAGTCTCGGCAATCGACCAAGCCAAGCGGTATGCGAAGGACGCGCTGGATGAGACGAACGCGCCACTGCTCGCGCAATGGGGCCAGTTTCGCGTCCCGCTCGTGTTCGCGACCAACGGTCGCCCGTTCCAGCAGCAGTTCGCCGAGGTGAGCGGCATCTGGTTTTGTGACCTCCGTCGCCCGACCAATCATCGTAAGACGCTCGATGGCTGGTGGACGCCGGGTGGCGTGCGCGAGTTGCTGAAGCAAGATATCGACGGCGCGCAAGCAAAGCTCGACAGCATGGAGTTCAAGTACGGCTTCCCGCTGCGCGACTATCAACGGCGCGCGATCGTCGCGACCGAGGACGCCGTCAAGGAAGGCAAGCAGAGCATCTTGCTCGCGATGGCGACGGGGACAGGGAAGACGAAGACTTGCATTGCGCTCGTGTACCGACTGCTCAAGGCCCAACGCTTCCGGCGCATTCTGTTCCTCGTCGATCGGTCTGCGCTCGGGGAGCAGGCCGCGAATGCGTTCAAGGAAACGCAGATGGAGTCGCTCCAGCGCTTCGCTGATGTGTTCGGGATCAAAGAGATTGACGACCAGCAGCCCGAGGCTGATACGAAGGTGCATATCGCGACTGTGCAGGGTCTCGTCCAGCGAGTACTTTACTCGGACGATGGCGGCTTGCCAGTCGATTCCTATGACTGCATCGTTGTCGATGAATGCCATCGAGGTTATCTGCTCGATCGCGAGATGAGCGATGTGGAGGTACAGTTTCGGGATCAGGGCGATTACATCTCGAAGTACCGGCGCGTGCTCGATCACTTCGACGCGGTGAAGATTGGGCTTACCGCGACTCCCGCGCTGCATACGACCGAAATCTTCGGCCTGCCCGTTTTCGTTTACTCGTACCGAGAGGCCGTGCTCGACGGGCACCTCATCGACCACGATCCCGCGCTGCGCATCCGCACCAGCCTGAGTGACAGCGGCATTCACTACAAACCGGGCGCGCAGGTGCAGTTCTACAACGCGGGCACGCAACAGATGGACCTGTTCCAGACGCCCGATGAATTGAACTTCGATGTCGGGCACTTCAACCGCAAGGTCATTACTGAGTCGTTCAACAAGACGGTTTGCGAGGCGCTCGCGGACTATCTGAATCCCGCAGGGCCAGACAAGACGCTGATCTTCTGTGCGACCGACGTGCATGCGGATATGGTTGTGCGGCTGCTGAAAGAAGCGTTCGAAGCCAAGGGTATCGAGGTCGAAGACGACGCGGTGCTGAAAATCACTGGCGGGGCAGACAAACCCCTGCAACTTATCCGGCGCTATCGCAACGAGGCACTTCCAGTGATTGCAGTGACAGTTGATCTGCTCACGACTGGCATCGACGTGCCGTCGATTAGCAACCTCGTTTTCTTGCGCCGAGTGAATAGCCGGATTCTGTACGAACAGATGCTCGGGCGCGCGACGCGCCGATGCGACGAGATCGATAAAGAAGTCTTCCGCATCTTCGATGCGGTAGACCTGTATGCAAATCTCGAAGCCGTGAACAGCATGAAACCCGTTGTGCAGAATCCGAACATCGGGTTCGCGCAGCTGGCGAAAGAAATCGCCCACCATGCTGACGAGCCCATTGCGGAGCGCGCCCGGGAGCAGTTGCTCGCCAAGTGGCAGCGCAAAACGCGCCATCTCACCGACGCACAGACCAACGCGCTCAAACACGCCGGGTGCGATCCGCAAGACTTCGCGCAGTTCATTAGAACCACCGACATCAAGAAGCTTGGTGAATGGTGGGCGGACAACCTAGGCCTCGGCGAGACTCTCGATCGCAAACGCGAGGCGCCAGCGGACCCGCTCGTGATATCTTCGCACGAGGATTCGCTCGTTGACGTATCCCCGGTTTATGGTCGGCCAGAGGATTATCTCGAACGATTCGCGCGGTTCGTGAAGGAAAACAGCAACACCTTGCCCGCGCTAATGGCCGTGGTGCAGCGTCCGCGCGAACTGACGCGCCGGGATCTGCGGGAGCTTGTGGTCGCGCTTGATCGCGCGGGCTTCAACGAAAACTCGCTCACGCATGCGTGGGCGCAGAAATCGAATCACGAAATCGCGGCGCGTGTGCTGGGCTTTGTGCGGCAGGCCGCGCTTGGCGACGCGCTCATCCCGTTCGACCAGCGTGTAGACGCTGCCGTGCATCGCGTGATTCACGACCGCAAACTACCTCCAATGCAGCAAGACTGGCTCAAGCGCATCGCAAAGCAGATCAAAGCCAACATCGTCCTCGATGATGTTTCCATCAACGAAGGCCCTTTCGGACAGCAGGGCGGCTTCAAGCGCCTGAACCAAATTTTCGAGCAGCAACTCCCCGAAGTGCTGGCAGATATGAATGAAGCCATCTGGCAGCGAGCCGCTGCCAACTAAAGAGACTTAATTGATGAGCAATATCACTACCGACATTGTCGCGAAACTGTGGAACCTGTGTAACGTCCTGCGCGACGATGGAGTGACGTACCATGAGTATGTGACCGAGCTGACTTACTTGCTGTTCCTCAAAATGGCCAAGGAGACAGGCACCGAGGACAAGCTACCGGAAGGGTATCGCTGGGACGACCTAGAAAGCAAGGCTGCGCCAGAGCGGCTCGAAGCCTACAAGGTCATGCTCATCCATCTCGGCACGCACGGCTCACTTATCACGAAGGAGATCTTCGCCGCAGCGCGGTCCTTCATCGACAAACCCACAACGCTAACCGCGCTCATCACCGCGATCGACACCATCGACTGGTACTCAGCGAAAACCGAAGGTCTCGGCGATCTGTACGAAGGGCTGCTGGAAAAGAACGCTAACGAGAAGAAGTCTGGCGCTGGCCAGTACTTCACTCCGCGCGTGCTCATCGATAGCATCGTGGATGTGATGCAGCCGAAGCTGGGTGAGGTGATCCAAGATCCTGCTGCGGGTACAGGCGGATTTCTCATTGCGGCGAATCACTTCATTCGCGAACACAACGATATCGAGGCGCTTTCAGAGGCGGCCTATAAAAAGTATCGTCTTCAATTTCACGGTATGGAAATCGTCCAGGCGGCGCATCGCCTCGGCCTGATGAATTTGATGCTGCATGATCTGGACTCGGACGAAGCCAGCGGCATCCGTTATGGCGACACGCTCTCAAGCGAAGGCCAGCAAATGCCAAAGGCGGATTTGATCCTGACTAACCCTCCCTTTGGGACGAAGAAAGGCGGCGGCCTACCGACGCGCGACGACTTCACGTTTCCGACGAGCAACAAGCAACTCGCGTTCTTGCAGCATATCTATCGCGCGCTTAAACCGGGCGGGCGCGCTGCGGTGGTACTGCCCGATAACGTGCTCTTCGAGTCAAACGTCGGTGCGGACATCCGGCGCGACTTGATGGACAAGTGCAACCTGCACACGATCCTGCGCCTGCCGACCGGCATCTTCTACGCACAAGGCGTAAAGACCAACGTTCTCTTTTTCACCCGCGGTAAGACCGAGAAAGGAAATACGGCCGGCGTGTGGATATATGACCTCCGCGTGAACGTGCCGCAGTTTGGTAAGCGCACGCCGCTGACTCGCGCGCATTTCGCCGAGTTTGAGGACGCCTATGGCAGCGCGCCGAATGGTAGCGCGGCACGGATCGACACTGGCGAGGAAGGACGGTTCCGATACTTCTCGCGCGAAGACATCGCCAAGCGTGGCGATAGCCTCGATATCGCGTGGCTCAAGGATGAGAGCGATGGTGCTGACGGGGAGATCGAGAAGCCCGAGGTGCTGGCGCAAGAAGCAATCGACCAGCTCGAGGGCGCGCTCGATGAGCTGCGGGCTTTGATGGATGAATTGGGCGTGGAGGCTGCAGTAGAATGAGTTCGCTTCCTGAAGGATGGATCTTCGTCAACCCTCTGGACGCTGCGCTCCCGGTTCGAGGCCTTACATACAAGAAGGAACTGGCGATCAGCGAGAAGCGCCATGGATACACAGTCGTTTTGCGCGCCAACAACATCAAAGAGGACAAGTTAGTCTTCGATGACGTTCTTTATTTGCCCGACGAGATCATTCAGAGTCAACAACTGTTGAGGTTGAACGATATCCTAATAGCGATGTCGAGCGGGAGCATTTCAGTAGTTGGGAAGAGCGCGCAAGTTACGAATGAAACGAACGCTTCGTTCGGTGCGTTCTGTGGTGTTTTACGACCCAATCCTCAAATCGATCCGAGATATCTAGGTCTCTTTCTGAGATCTTCAGCGTATCGCTCAGCCATCTCTACCATGGCCAGAGGGGTCAATATTAACAACTTGAAATGGTCTCATTTTGAGAGCATTTTGTTCCCGTTGGCCCCGTTAGCAGAACAAAAGCGCATCGCCGATAAGCTCGACGCCGTACTGGCGCGAGTGGATGCAGCGCGCGAGAGGCTGGAGCGCGTCTCAGCAGTGCTAAAGCAGTTTCGCCGGACGGTGTTGGCCGCAGCCACAGCCGGGAAGCTGCAGAGCGAGTCGCAAATGAGTGATGATTCAAGGGATGGCTGGATAACTACCGAATTGGGATCCGTCGCAGAAGTTGGAACGGGCTCCACTCCGCTGCGCTCCAACGAGTCGTTCTATACATCTGAAGGCACGCCTTGGGTCACAAGTTCCGCGACCTCGCAACGAGCAGTCACGCGGGCAGATGAATTCGTGACTGCCGATGCAATAAAGGCACATCGACTGAAAGTCTACCCTATCGGCACACTGCTAGTTGCGATGTATGGAGAAGGCAAGACCCGAGGTCAAGTTACGGAACTGGCAATTCCTGCGACCATCAATCAAGCCTGCGCTGCTGTGCGAGTCAATGAGAAGAAAGCCGATCGACGATATGTTAGGTTAGTTTTGGAGGCTAACTACTTTGCAATGCGTGAGCTGGCTGAAGGTGGAAACCAGCCGAACCTTAATCTCTCCAAGATTAAGAGTTTCCCTTTGCTTCTCCCACCACTCGTGGAACAGGAAAACATCATCTGCCGTGTCGAAGCTCTCTTCGCCATCGCCAACAAGATTCAAGCCCAGTATGAGCGCGCTGTCGAGCGTCTCGACAAGCTCACGCCCGCGCTCTTGGCAAAAGCCTTCCGCGGTGAACTCGTCCCACAAGACCCCAACGACGAGACCGCGGAGAAGTTGCTTGAACGGCTGAAGGCACAGACTGACTTGCTCGCGTCAGCCGGAAAGCGGGCGAAGCGATCAGCGAAAGTTGTAGTCGACTAAACGCCTCGATGATGCTGCATGACGTTCGATAACCTCCCGTCGCTGCGGCTCTCCAGATCCACAACCGTGCGTGTCGGTTCGATTACGGCGTTTGATGCTGGCATAGTTCAATTGCAGCAGGGGCGCCGATTCCTTGATGAGTATGTGACGACAATCGACGCATGGCTGCATGCTTGCACTTTAAACGGACAGGATGGACTCTGATCTGCCGACGGAGCAGACGTGCCAATGACCGTTGCACTTTGGGAAGGGACGGCCGGGCGTTTCACTGTTGAGCGGCGGAGATGGGTCGGCTCATGCCTTTTGCATCGCGTTCGCGGCCAAGATGAACGTCGCGCTCGGTCGTCGGGCGCTGATCGGCCACAACCGGCCGTTCGACAACGGCACCTGAATCGTTGACAATCGCTGCAAGTCACTATCCGAATATTTCTGACGGGGTTGCTCGACCGGCGACAGCGTCGTGCCAGGTGACGGATTTATTGAAGACGCCTTACTGGACCAAACAGAGTTCATGGAAGACCTCACGTATACCGCAGTCGATCGTGTGTGGCTCGATGGATTGCAGTTTTGCCGCGAAGCGTACCGCCTTTTTGAGCGACTGTTGGCGGAGCCGGATGGCGTGAAGAGATTGCGGCTTCGCATACAACCCTTTGAACGGAAACTGATCACGGAAATATTGCCGTTGGCGCACTACCTTAAAAGCATGTATTCGCTGGGGCGATATATTGAGGTCTGCTGGCACAGTGGCAACCAACCTTTCGATGCAGAGTTTCGGCAACGCGGCGAGTTTGTCGAGCAGCGTGGATTGCCGAAAGCCGGTTTCTTTGAAATCACGACAGCACAACATCCGAATGATCACCTTGCGCGCGAACGCCTTGAGACAGAGGGCTTCCTATTCAGCGTGCATCACCTGAAGGCCACTGCAACGAAGCGTAACCCGCACCGGAAGATAGTGTCAGAGCCAGTCGTATTCTCAAACGGCAGCTTCATTGACGACATGGCGGGCTTCATTCTTGACGAGATCGCGACGAAGGCGGCAAAGGGATATCCGCCTGGCTATACGCTGATCGTCCAGTGTTCGTTGAACCACCTATATCTCCCCGATGAGTGGACCACACTCGTCGGAAAAGTCCGTCAAAGTCTCCCCGAAAGCACCTTCGGCGAGATTTGGATGTGCGACGGCGACAGGCCAGACGACAGAAAAGCGATTTTTAACTCAAGCCCATAAATTCCGGTATGCCTCCGTCAGTATCATCTGATCTCAGTGAAAGGGTCTATCTTATGGATAGAAGCTGGTAGTTTCGGGTGATAGGATGGCGCCCGAGCATATTTTTTCGTCAAATATAAAACAAAAGGAAATTCAGATGAGGCCAGAAGATAGCGCGCGACAATTCGAACAGGTTGTGGCTGAACTGTTCGTTAAACTAGGGTTTGAGAAGGTTGAAAGTAACGTAAGTCTACCGGGTCACCGACGGGAGGTCGACATTCGGTTTCAGGAAGACAGCGAGCTCACCGTGGTCGAGGTTAAAAAATACCGATACGCGTCTCCGCCACCCCCAGAGGTCTTCTTGCGCGCACTGCATCAGATTTCCCTCATAGAAAATGAGACCAGGGCGAAGACCTCCATGCTTGTAATGTCATGTCCTCTGATTCCTCGACTAAAAGATGTCTTTGAGCGATTCGCTAACCCTAAGTTAGTGATCTGGGACGCAGATCAGCTCCTTGAAAGAGCCTCGCCCTTTCCTGACCTGCGCAAACAATTAGAAAACTTGTTGGAAGTGCCTGTTTCAAACGTCGCGCAGTTCTTGACCGGCGCCGACGCGTCAAGCGAAAAAGGCTCGGAATCGAAACAGCCCAAGGGCGAAAAGTTGGCACAAGCATTACAGGCCGTTGTTCCAGGCAGGGAACAGGCGAGCATTTTTGAAGAGAGATGTATCGAGGCCCTGAAGTACATTTTTGAGACTGATCTTGTTGGTTGGCATGAACAACTTGAAACCGAAGATGGTTTACATCGTCGCGATTTGGTGTGTCGAATTAAGGGCGAGTCAGAGGTCTGGGCGTTGATGCTTAACGATCTGAAAAGTCGGTATGTAATTTTTGAATTTAAGAATTACAGTAAGCCAATCACCCAAAACGAGGTCGTTACGACCGAACGATACTTGTATCCGTCGGCTCTCCGGACTGTCGCTATCATTATTTCGCCCCAAGGGGCGGCGCCATCGGCATCGAAGGTGAGTCAAGGCGCTATGAGAGAACATGGGAAACTGATCTTATCCCTTAAAGTCAGTGAGGTGTGTTCTCTTCTTACCGGAAAGGATCAAGGTTCGGACCCAAATACGTTTCTATTCGATCAGGTCGATGAATTCCTAATGAACCTTGGACGGTGAACTCTGCTAGCCGTATCCTGAACGTCCGCAGCGGACGCGAGTGTCCCACGTGGGTCGCGTGCCGCCGATCGTCGTCAGGCAGTGACCGGCCAGTTTCGGCCGTTCTACGTAGCCACATAGATCGTTGACAAAAAGACCTTTCGGACGTATGTGATCTTCCGGCAAAGATATTTACTGAGGAACCGTTGTTAAGATTAGTTGTTTGGCTGAGTAGCGGGCGTTAAGAAGCGCCTCTACCAATTTACCTCCCACTTCGTGATATCCTCCGAGCCTTGCGAGTTTGAGTCCGACTGGCCGACAGAGCGGTGCAACCTGGCGACAGTGTTATGGTCGAGGTGCTCGCCACGTCGGTAAGAGAAGTAACTGCGGCCGTCAGTCGGTTTACCGCATAAATTAATTCTACAATCTGGGTAGCGAAGTCGATTTCGGCGACTTTTGTTTTATTCGCTGATTCTTTGTTTTCTACCAAGATCTTCAGCAACGATCCGATGTTGAGAAGATCGTCGAATTCCTGAGCTTCTATGCGCAAGGCTGGCAGCCGCTCGGACCTGAGTGTGACGTCTATGGTCATATAAGGAATTTGGAGCTGAGGAGACTTTGTGTGCTCGACCTTGACATCGAGTATCTGGGAGGCATCAAACCAGTCGAGACAATCCTTTTTGCACACAGCAAACCGTTCGTTCTTCACATCGACGGCGACGCCGCCCCATCCCCTGACGTAAACGTTGCTTCGTGGGAATTCCTTTCCAATCAAGCGAAAGAACCGCTTGCGTTGGCTGACGCGCCTTACAAGGTAGATTACGAGCCAGAGAACAAGTGATGCAACGATTGCGAAAAAAAACTGGTCGTTCAT